TGATCCGCTGCAGGTCACTTGTCCTTCGCCCGTTTCAGGGTGAAGAGCCCGAATCATAGCCATGCGACAACCAAATTCAGTTGGAGTTCACCTTGTGACACTCGGAATCGTGCCTCTGTTCAAACCTTGGTTTTTCGATGGGGCAATCGTCTACTGGGGCTCTCCATGTGAGACCCATAGCGCAGCACTTGAAGCGGCTGAGATACTAAGGGCAACATGCCAATAACTTGTGGCATCTTTGCGCTATCACGCCGGACGAATGGTCCTTAGCCAGGACGGTGATGGATGGCGAGTCAAGATAAAAACCAAGACCGAGAAAGTCTCCTACCAGTTGTCTGCTATCGAGCTTGAGCAGGCAGTTTTAGAGGCCGAGCAGCTCTACGCAGACATCAAAACAATGGACAGTTCTCAGCCGCGCTGCATGGACTGCATACACTGGGAGATAGTAAAAGCTAACTGCAATGTTGGCTGTCCTGAAGGGAGGATGACTGGTGGAAGCTTCGCAAAAGACTGCGCTTACTTCTGGCGACACAAGGTGTTGAACCTATTGGCGAGCCGCGATACTGCAGTTGCGGCCCTGATGGTCAAAAGCAGTTTTCTAATGACCTTTGGCAGGCTGACATCTACATCCAGCACATGAAAAATGCCAAAGCCAACGATTAAGTGCGTCAGCAAAAGTGGCGGTTGGGTTTGGGAGGTTGAGTACTGCGGGATGACGAAATACTTTGCCAGTCATCATGACTGGTCTGCAAAGCAATTTTTTGAACGTGTCAGCCTTGCCTATGGAGTTGATGCTTCATCCCAGGCGTCACGTTCTGCGATATGACCAACTGCCTGCTTAAGCAGCTTGCCTTGATGCCAGCTTTGCCTAGTTAGTGCTACACACATTCCTGCGAGAACCTCGACATCGTCGCAGCCCTGTATCTCGCGGACTGTTCGTTCTAGCTGCAGCTCCTCCTCAAGGCTCTGAGTAACGACCATCCAGTCAGCCCAGCCCATAGGAACCTTCGGAGACTATTGATTCATGCAAACAAAAACCCTTGCTCCATGCAAACAGGAAGGTTTCCTTTTCCCCACTGATCTCCCATAGCAGCCGCTACCCCTTTGAAAGTCCTGCTCCGTTCTTTCCACCGATCAGGCCCTGGAGGCATCAGGTGAACTTTTGGCTCACGACCCTCAACGCAATTGGTTGGCCTTAAGCGAGGCAGGTTTTTTAGCCACAAACAGGTGGCCTTCACTTCTCCGTGGCCATACTCCCAAGGTTGAATGATCTGATCTGGTGGCCTGATTGCAGAACTAATCACGCTCACAGGATTTTCAATACACCAACGGTCAATTGGTGCATCCATCAACAGTCGAACGAAGTCAAGAGCTTGTTGCTGCCTGCCATCAGCAATTTTTTCAGGGAAGTGCCTGCTGCCACTTACAGCAAGATGTGTGCAAGGCGGGTGAGCAACCATCAAATCCCAGCCCTGATCAAGAATTTCTTCGACTGGGCGTTGGTGATGCCACGTCGGATCAGTCTCACACTCCAGCAAGTCGCAACTCCAAGCGTCATGACCGTGACGCCTAAACGCATCACGGACACGACCGCTGTATTCGCAAGCGACTAGAACTCTCATGCGACAGAGGGCATGACTGTCAAGTGATTGTTGTAGTGACCAGTCTCGGCGTAGCTTCGCATTGGCGTGTTTGACATGACGTGAAACACCATCTGACCAATCTTTAAGCCTGGGTACAGAGGCAGTGCATGATGCAGTCGCTCGTTCTTCAATTCGAGCGTGAGCTTGCTTCCGTGCCAACCTGGGTCGCACCAGCCAGCAAGTAGGTGATTAAGACCAGATCGTGCGCGGCTTGACTTGAGTACAAACTGGCAGCTGATGTCGTCGGGCAGGTTAAACAGCTCAAGTGTCTCAGCCAAGCAAAACTCGCCGGACTGAAGCATGAACGGGTCATCTTCTGTCTTGTCAGCGATGTTGATACGCACTAGCTCAGGGCTATAAATGCTCTCGACCATCAGGTGGTCACCTAGCCGCACATCTAGGCTGGCTGGATTTAGCAGCTCTGCATCAAATGGGACGACCATTTGGCTCTTCTGGCACCTGGCCTTGATTTCCCAATCAGACAGAACTGCCATTCCCGGAGGTACAAAACGCAATCCTAATGCTTTTCTGGTTGTCGACCTAATTTTCGTTCACATGAAACCTTTTTCCTTCAACCATTCTCCAGTCAAAGGCGTTGGAGTGTAATGCTCCCACATCTTCCTAGAGCTGCCGCAAACTTTTAAGGCCTCGACAGTCTTATTCTCGACATACATTGCCCACATGGCCTCAGCCTCAAAAGGCAAAACATTTGTTGGATAAGTGCGCTCTGCACCACGGCGAATCCAGTCGGGCACTGCTTTTTCTGGGTGAATCAAAGCGGTGAAAGTATTGTCGAGTGTGCCTGCCATGCAATCTTGTGCAGCATGCCAGCCTTCATGCCTAATGACCTGAATTATTTTTGTTGGTTGATCAATGTAAAACTCGTTAAGGAAAATATTGTTGCCACGCACGTCATACACGCCGCGCATACGCAAAGCAAAGTATTTCTCGTCTGCAATATATATAGCAATGCCAACCTTGTCCATCGCTTGGATAATTTGATTCAGCTCTGTTGCTGCAATCTCGTATTCAGGGCCAAGATCTTTCCAACTTCTGAGTTGCCTCACGCCTTCAGTACATTCTCTCAGCATCATGCAGCCAACTGAATCAAAACTGCGCCAAGACTTGACCTTGTCCTCTGCTAGAGCAGGCGTTGCGATTGCTGCTGCTGCCAACACTGAAGCAAAAAACTTTTTCATAACTCACTCATTAACGAGGATCACCCAACCAGTTCTAGGTCCATTTGTTTGCCAACGCTGGTGAAATGCAGCCTGCCTTACACGGACATTGCGCCCTAAGTGCGGGTTGCTGTGCCCACCTTTCTCCATTTCTGGATAGCCCCGTGGATCCTGCATGATCCATTCAGGGTCATTGCTGTTCTTGCCTGCGTAACCGCTAATCACGCTCCAATGCCCGCAACCAAACCCATTGCACATTGGTGACTCGCCGCTAAGCATGTTGCCTCTGTGTAACCAGCCAACCAGCACTGGTCGTCCAGCTTCAACTTCAAACTCGACCATGTCAGCATTGCCATCCTCCCGGAACTCAGCTTGCAGACCAAGACTGCGTAACGCTGCTAATTGAGCTTCTACTGAGGCAGTGTCTCCGAACTTGGCGCGGATCTCGTTGTACTCATCATCTGTACGAACCTTCTTGTAATAGGCCGCCACCATGGCTGCTGCTGAGCTGAAGCACTCTCGGTAGCCGGTTCCTGTCTTGTTATCGAGCTGCTTGAAGTAGGGCATGTAGATCTGCTGGTCATAGCCACTTTCCTTCCAGGCTTGAAACCAATCAGCTTCGTCTTCCTCCAGTAGTTCCGACGGCATTGACTCCTCAAGCTGTTTAATTGCAGCCAGCTGATGGGGCGTACCACGGAAAAACTGGAAGAACGGCAGCAGACCAAGAGCCATGCCTAACGCAAGCAGGGTCAGTTGGATGATGCCGGACGACACCTATTTTTCAACTCTTGTGTCAGGAAGCAGCATTTCACGGACATGCTTCACGGCCAAGTCGTCCAGATCGTTGTCGGTTCTGGCAACAATCTTCTCCAGCATTGCCACGATCAACTCTTTGAATGCTCTTGATTTCCATGCGGTCATCAAGATTGGCTTGAGGATCAAAAGCATGGGATTGCCTTGAATATCACTAATACGTTAGTGCCTGTCGCTATGACCTTCCAGTCGAGCTACTGAGCGCTCTAACTCGTTGAGTCTGGCGAACACCTCCATATCTTTCGTCTTGATGTCGTTATGGAGTATGTCTAGGCGACCAGAAAGGTTGTCGACAGCCGCAGTGAGCCTAATCAGCGAGTCTTGGCCATGACGCGCTTGTCGATTAATTCCAGAAACACCAACGCCTGCCACCGTTATTGACGCGCCTGCAACGGCGGCCCAAACTTCTACCATGATCCGCCGCTAACGCTGGTTTCATCATGGCAGAGACCAAGGAGACAAAGTCGGAAGAACAGGAGGATCATTCCAATGGTTGGCTTGGTGACTTCGTTCGCCTAACGATCATGGTCTGGGCTATGGGCGTGATTACCGCTAATTACTTGGGCATTTTTAAGCAGTCAATCGACGTGACCTTCAGCGCATCGCTGCTGAGTTCAACCGCAGCCAGCTACGGCCTCTCGGTAGGCCGTAACGGTCAGAAGAAGAAAGAGGAGAAGAGCGTTATCGTTGAGAACAAAGACACCAAAACCGGCATCAAATGAACCGCTTACTTTTGGTATTGGGCATCACACTTGCTGCCGCTTCGCCTGCTCGTGCTGATTTGACCCACAAAATCATGTCATCAATCTCACTGCAGGTTGGTGGGGCGGTAACAAGTGCAGAAAGGATTGGTTCTTCGTTCAGTATCAGCGGGAGCGGTGTGGATACTACTGACGGCACCACAGCAAACACAATTTCAGCTGGAACAATCACCAGCGGTGTTTACGCTCCAGGGACGATTGCAGCCACTCAAGACACCCCTGGTGAAGCATTCTCCTTTAGCCAGAGCTACACACAAGGGGATGCTGTTCCAACATCATCCGTGACAACTGGCACTGTGCCTAACTTCGGCAGCATTGTTTCTACTGCCTCTGGTACTGCAGGCGACCTGGCTGGCACCATCGCTTCAGATGGAGCAATGACGATAACGGCGGGCGGGGCAAATACGCTTGCTATCGGACAGCTGACCTCAGAACTCACCATCAAATAAATGTGGACAGGACTTTGGGTTGCTTGGGGCGCTCTGTGCTTCGTGGCGCTCGCCGCTCCAGAGGCAAAATCAATTCCTGTTGTTCCTAACTTTCAGCAGGGCACCCTTAAATCCACCACGACCACAAAGACAAAAGTCAATGAGGTCATTAACTCCTATCAGTATCGGACTGGCTATGAATACACAGCTTCTGGCACTAATGTCGCGCCAGATGGGCCAATCGCTCCAATGAGCCTGGTCACAACTACCAACAGCCTCAACGGTGTTTCTAGTGTTTGGCGTGGTCTTGACCCTTCATCCAAGCCATCGTGGAAAATCGTGAATGAAGCTGCTTCATTCTCCTTTGCTGAAACACTTCAAGGGCCAGGACTGACAGAACACACGATCATTACCCGTGAAACTGACGTTGAATCAATCACGGAGACTCTTAGTACGTTTACCCAATGAAGCGAGTCATCGCAACGCTTTTGCTGCTTACCGCCCCAGCTCAAGCACAGACAAGTAGTACAGCAGCGCCAGTCGCAAACAGTAGTGGTTCAGTCACGAACCAAGCTGTGCAAGTCGTACCCTCAAGGCAATTCACCAACAACTATGGCGGAGGGATCAGCTGCCAAGGCGCAACGCTGAACATCAATCCGTTCCTTAGCCATACAACCAGCTGGGCGACTCCGTATGAATCGCATTACAACGAGCCGGTTTATGACACTCTCGATCTCACTGGCGCGTTTGATCCGGAGGGTAATCCCGTCCCAGATGGCAGGCCCGATAATCCGGGCAATGTCCTTTTCTATAAGCCTGTTCGCACGGGTCAAAAAAGCAACTTCTCAATCAACGGCGGAATCACGGCAACCTTCTCGATACCGTTAGACCGACACCACGTCAGAACTTGCCGTAAGGCAGCTGAAAAGCAGGTGGCATTGCTAGATGCCAAGCTCGCTAACGAGCGTATGGTCTACGAGATCAAGCGCCTCAAAAATTGCGCTGACCTAATTAGAGATGGCGTCGGATTTCATCCCGCCAGCCCCTTCTCAGCAATCTGTGCTGATGTTGTCGTAAGCAACCCGCCACCAAAGATTCCGCCACACACTCACAAAATCATTTACGCAAAGCCCTCTGAGACTTCCGACGCTGCGAAACAGACTCAACAACAGCCTTCTTCCCCAGCTTCTCCTTGATCTTCTTGATCGTTTTCTTGACGATGGGTTTGACCGCTTTAAGCAGGATGTCCCCTAACGGTTTTGCGAAGATGGCAGCTGTCGTCGCCACAGCCGCGATCGTCGCAGTCGTCGCCACAACAGGCGCACCAGGAAGATAATTACCAATGATTGTCGGCACGTCTAGTTGTTCGTAAATAGCTTCGCATTTACCGTCGACTTTCTCGTAACCAATAATGACGGCAGTTTGAGATTTGTTTTTAGCGCCTAAAGGAATTGCGTCGGGAGGAGGACAAGGCAGCTCCGTGGCTACGTTTGAAACGTCGAGGTCAGCACTCGGCGGAAGAGAGGCAGCGCCCGGCTGATTTGACTGATCAGCCGGTTTTTTTGCGTCCGTGTCAATCGGTGGTGGTTTAGCCCTGCTGTAAGTCAGGGTGCCGGGCGTGAAATCCAGCGGCTTGTATGAAGGCATTTCTGCCCCACAGACAACCAAGTTGCCACGCGGATCATCGGTGTAAACCTGCTCATCTCCAGCTGCCGAGTTTCGAGTCTCCACGCAGCCCGGAATATCCGCCACTGGAAATCCAAGCTGCAACGTGATGGGTGGCTCATTTGGAATACTTTGTGGTGGCAGTGATCGCCATTCAAGGATCTCTGGAATAGAGATTTGTTGAACCCCAATTTCAGGAATCTCCGGCATTTAATCGCGAGATCGCACGACGTAAATACCATTCTGCTTTCTGCAGGTCTTGACTGGCATTCTCCTTATGCCAAGCCCGCAGCAAATACTTCAACGCATTGCCCACTAAAAAGCCAACAACAGGCTCTGGCGCAGAAGAGACTACGTCCTCTATTACATCAATCGCCTCAACTCGCCCTTTGGTGTAATGCGCTGGTGAGTTGACTTGATTGCTCATGGGACCTTAAACGGCACAGCCGGGCCAGTAGTAGTCGGCAACTCTGGCATGACCTCATCAATCTTGCCCGGCATCATGTTGGTCATAACCTTGGTCATCTCCAACGTCAGCTCACTCATGTAGTACTTGGTTAGTGCTGGAATGCGGGTGTAGAGCAGCACCGACCCAGCGACCATGCCTGCTGACATCACAAACGATGCGACAGACATCACGTTGAAAAGCTTTTGCATGGCAAGAAAAAACCCCTCCTGCTGTGTGAGAACCAGGAGGGGGTGCAATAACAACTGCAGCTACAGGCTAATCAGAAGTTCCACTTAGCGCCAAGCTTGGTGCCAACGGAAGGATCTTCCTCTGCAGTGATAAAGCTCAGCTCGCCATAGATGCTGACATTCTCAGAAGCTTGCACGCTGCCACCGATCTTGCCAGACAGTTCCATGTCAGTGTCGCCACCATCAGGGGAAACAATCGCAGGCCCACCTTGGATGTAAAAGCCATACACGCCATCGCCACCTTCGTAGCCAACATGCAGATCTGTGGTTGAGCCTTGATACCCGTCTTGGTATCCAGCGTTGTTTTCAACGTTCAGGTAGGTTCCTGCGAGAGCAGGAGATGCCAGCGCAGCTGCTGAAACGGCGACACCACTCGCAATGAGAGTTTTGATCATTGGAAAGAGAGTTAACGTTTTCCTTGGCCACGATACTTCTTCCGTCCATGGGACGGTTTTGAATGTGATCCATTCCCCTGTCTGGTCTTTTTTGGCTTGCTAGGAACGAAATTCTGTCCGTTAAGTGACTTAGCCATTAGATCCCGTCAGTTGAGTTCAGGGTCTGATATTTAAGAGCTAGCCCAGTGAACAAGCCATATTGAGGATGGCTGATCTGATCACGACCATCCAAGAAGTACAACTCTTCAAGCCATAGCGTTCTTGCCGCCATCGCTTGTACGTCTTCCGCACCAGGCTTAGAGGCAATCATCGGATCAGGTCTCTGCATGGGTTACGCCTCTCCGGCACTTCCAACGTCAGAAGCATCGCTGATGTCCACCGTGTCGTCTACCTCTTCGTCTGACTCTTCAACTACTGATTGATCAGGATCAGCAGTCCACACGTTATAGCTGCTGCCTTCGATGTATTCCTGCAACGCTTGCACTCTGCCAAAGTCCGCATGAGGTGACGTGTTACCAATGCTTGCGGTCTCCTCAATCTTGGTCACCATCGCAGCGCACTCAGTCCTGATGGTGGAACGCCAAGTGCTCCAAGGTGATGCTGCGTAGGCAGTCTTGGCTGCAGAGAAGCTGCTGTTTGCCTCTTGCAGCTTGGGCCACAAATAATCAGACGGTTGCAGCAAGGTGTAAGCAGTCTGTTTGGTCTTGGCGATCCAAAGGGCCTTCAAATCGGTGTAGGGCTTGGGAATCAAATTGCCGTCAGAGTCGTACCCCCAATACCATTTCTGAGGCCAAGTAGGACTGTTATCGACCCAAGTGATGCCAAGCTCAGCACGCTGCTGCTGAGTGCTTAGGCGAAGCCAGTTGCCAGGGTACTGAATATCGTTGTACTCAAAAGGAACACCGAATTGCAGCGTGCGGTCGCCAAGTTGATAAGGCATGGGTTTGGGGCGATAAAAAGATGTTACCGGCTAAGCGATCACCTCGCTCTTGCCGTGCGGAATGGATGCTCAGCGAATGCGGCGTAGATGTAAGTTTGACCACTTACTCCATTCACTTCTGTACCGTTAATTCTAAGTTTAAATCCGTTTGAAAGAATATCTAAATATGTTACAGCAGTTCCCGTGCCATCTCCGCGTTTACCTTCGGCGGCATCTTTGTTAGCAAAAAGACTTGCATCAGACACATTATAAGTGTCTCTTTCGCTGTCAATTATTAACCAAGAGGCGTATGTCATGTCCCCAGCACTGGACGAAGCTTTAATCATGATCCACCTAGGACGGAATCCGGTGAACACGAACGGACCATCGGTTGAAGCGTTGGCGGTGTACGAACCAAATGCGCTAAAACCCTCGACAGGTGTCCAGCAATAGAAGATTAGATCGTCTGTATTGCCTGAAGCAACATATAACGCGCCATTAAAGCCTATAACGCTAGAAGTGTGCGACCAAATGTCTGATGAAGAACTAATTGTTGCATCAGTAGTGTTTAGACGAAGTTGCTGCCTATTGTTTGTTTGAACATCTTTGTGATAACAAAACCAGTGGTCGGAAAAATCTCTGTTTTTCGAGATAATAAAATAAGGTTCAGCGTTCAACTTATGCCCTGCGGTCCTAATTGTGTTTGTACTGTCTATCGAGGGCACGGATATGATTGAGAACCCGGCAGCAGCATTGGCGCGGACATTCGCAGTAACGTTGCCGTCAGTGTTGCTGTCCGTCGACGTTCCAGAGTCCCAAAGCCAGCCAATATATGTAGCCTCATTGGCATTCATGTTGTTGTTATTGCTTGTCCCTTGTCTTAGAGTCACTGTGGTGCTGGAGATGCTGCTAATACCACCGCCACTAAAATCCGTCTGAGGATTACCTTCCCCGTTAGGTTTATTACTACGCAATACCGCATCATCACCACGCACTGTATCAGCAAGGTGATGAGAAGTGATCGCGCTTCGTTTTTTAATCCACACTAGATCTGCCGCCAAAGGCAGAGTCAAATTGCGAGAACTTGCTCCATTACCTTCATAAAGGAAGGCATCAAACGCCGTCGAACCATCGGGAATCGAGGCGTAAGCAGACTCGCTTAAATTTTGAGTACACAAGCTCACATGACCTGTTGGTGGCGTGTGCGCGAATGGGCGTTGGCCGAAGTTAATAGTATTTTTTGAGGTTGAACCATAAACAGAAACACCTGCATAAAATGTTTTTGAGGTGTCCAAGC